CAGTATACCTTTCAAAGGTCTCCCCAAGCCAGTATGATTTTGTAACTGCTGAATCTTCGATTGTGGTGTTGACTAGCTGCGGGTTGGTGTTAAATACTTTACGAATAAAGTTTGAACTTCCCTCTTGAAGATTGAAAGTGCCTTTGTCTTCTACTGTCTTACCATCAGTTCCGCCGCGAATTTCAATCCTAAAGTTACCTGCGTTATCAGATGCTAAAACAGTTGCTGTCCCACTAGCAGCAAAAGTGTCGCTTGCTGCGAGGTTTGGTTTTGTTCCAACCAATATTGGCACAGACCCACTGTCAACATAGAAAATTGCGGCTAGAGTGCCCGCGTTTGTTTGTGCTGCGCCTTCGTTGAAGGTGCTCGCTGCCCCAGATGCGAACAAGAAGAGCCCATACGCTCCACCGTTGTTTTTAAGTGTAGAATTAGGAGTTTTGATAGTTGTCCAACCAGCGTACCCAGTGCCGTCAGCAGCCTGTCCACCGGTGGTGACTGCATCAGGAGACTGTGTACCCATCAAACGCATAAAAGTAATAGGGCCTGCGCCGGAGCGTAGGTAAGCCTGTGCGGCGTAAGCGGCGTAAGTAGGAGCAGAATAGTTGCCCTCGCGCCATACGTCTAGGGGGCCGCCGATACCAGCAATCGGGTTACCAAAGGTTTCAACGAACTCAGAGAAAGAACTAACCTTCGTAGGCACCATGCCGGGGCCCTTCTCTGAACGTCCAATAATAACAGGACCAATGTTTTCGGGCTGGTCTGCAATCTGTGAACGATCGATTTCGTTCAGAAAAATGCCCGGTGATACAAATCTAAACTTTCTAGCTGACATCTATGAGTTCTCCTTAATATAGTTGCGCACTATACCGCTTTCTCTTTATAAATAGTATTCTTTGCCGGCAAAGACCTTTACTCTCTATAAAAACCTTTGCCTTCGTCGGTCTCTTTTAGGAAAGTATTAATGTCGCCCATTATAACTCTTTCTCTTGGTATTTTAACATCGACCGCATTCTCAACAATAGTAATCTTTGGACGGTCATCATTGGGGCCTTCGCCCATCAAATAACCCAAGACTTTTAAGTTGATTTCTGTTATATATGTTCTTTCTTCCTCGCCAAGAGAAGAGACATTGTTTGATTGACCAATGTCCCCCTCTACAAAGGACTCGTACCGGTGACCCTCTTGATTAATGAAAAAAGAATTTGCTTGTCCAGTTCTAGTGTAGAACGGCTGAACTAGCTCGTTCATCTGTTGAATATATTCAGTACGCACCTTAAGAGAGTACATGGTGTTCACCCAAATGGGTATGGGCTGATAGATAGTTTCAAACACCACGCGACTCTTGTCGGTTTTGAAGCTTGGAAAGTTAACTTGACCGTGGCCCACCTCTGGGTTGCCAATGGCGCCGTATTTACGGGCCGATTGTGCGTTTCTAAAATTTGATGTTTTCTCTTGTCCGATTCGGCGGGCGGCGGGCGTGTTTATCCTTTTTACTCTATAATAATCATTACTAGCATTTGGGAAATGTGCTGTAAACGTGCCCCTGAACGAAGGGTCTTTGGTCATGGAGGTTCTTTCCAACGTTATGAGAGGCAGCTTCAAAACGCCAGAACTGTCTCTTATGTCTTTATTGTTTTTTATCTGAAAGGCACGTTCTGACGAAACCCAAATAACTGGCGTCTTTTTCCAGCCTTTGCTAGTGTTAGCATGTAAATTAAGGGTCTGGTCCACATACTCAAACAAAGCCTTGTCAATAGTCTCAATGGTGGAGGGGGCAAGAACAATCTCTTTTAAATTGCCATTGACATCTTTAATCTCTGTATGTGAATAATCAGTCTTCTTAGCTGGCATCAAACAGATCCTCCCGGGCTCTTATGCATTTAGCAGAAATTTCCAAAAGATGATCTACCTGACCATACAATTGTTTTGGTTCTGACAGGGTAACTATCTCATAGTATATATTACCGTAAAGCACAAAATCGCCCTCACGAACAAAAAGATCCTGATCCTCTGTTAATCGACGCTTATGAAAATGCACTGTAATGCTCGACTCTTTATCGAGACCTATGCTGTCCTCGAATTTGGTGGTTATCCCATCGAACTCAACTAGGGCGTGAACTCGAACGGGTGGCAAAAAGTTTTTCACAATTGCCTCACCGTAAAGAGAGTGAAAGTTTGTTGTATTTTGGTCTATCGGGTAATACACCACGGTCTGTCCGATAACGCGCTCAATAAGCTCATCATTAACCTGTTTTACAAGGTCTCGCTCTTTCTTCCCTGTAAACAAGGGAGGGGGCGGGGCGTCTGGTTGTGTCCATTCGTTTTCGTTCGACATCTAAATTACCCCTGATAAATCATTAGTGGAATGTTGCTATTAACCTTGTCAATAGCAGCGACCATAGCCGAATCCTGCTCCGCGAGGGCCTTATAGGTCATCTCGTCTAGTATAGTTTTAAGTTCTTCTTTTAGGCTATCCTGTTCGTCTTTGGCTTGCGAAAGTAGGTCTGCCGAATTAAGGGTTACAGTGTCGCCGGGGATTGGGATACTGCCTCCGAACTTGCCTCGTATATGCCCCAGCATCTCTTTGCAGAGCGCGAGAGCATATCTGCGAATCCAATGTTTACCGATAGCGTTGATGTTTTTATAAGGTATGTTGTCAAACGGCAGCGTGTTCATGTTATTGATACCATCGGTACCATTCTTTCTATCTGAATCTTCTGTCCAAGGCTGCTTGTCAATCGTAAACTGCACATACATTGCTTGTAGAAAGCCCTCTGGGATTGGAAATATTCTTAGCTTGTTGTTAAATAATTCGTAAGAGTAGTGAGACAACCTAGTAAATAAGTGGTCCTCGTAGGCCATTGCCTGAAGCTTGTTCTGCCACACCGGGATAATCTCGAATGTTGTATCGTCTGCGTACTGGCCGTAGTAGTTTAAGTTTCCTACTACGTTAAGGCCTCCGTAGTAACCATAAAATCTCCACATAGAGCCCGGTGTCTTGTAAAATACTCTATGAATCTTTACTTTGCTGTTGCCAACTAAATCAGCGTATGGAACAGGGTCGCCGGTTGATTCGTCTGTATTTGTGGTAGCAGAACGAGATATAATAGTTTGCAAGTCATAATCCTGAACGCCAGCGGTTAGCGCAAAAGAAGCGGAGTAGAAAGTATTGTTTCCGCCGATGCCAGCCTCTTCAGCAAAGCCTTCTCCTACTCGGCGAGCATACTCGGCCTTAAACGTTGGGAACGCTAGGTTAACAGCAGAACCTGACGCGTCACCACCTGTCATGTGTCCGTGATGATCAAACGTGCCAGTTGCAAAGCCCAATAAGCTACCAAGAACATTTTTTGCTTGGTGCTTGTTAATATGATATGAATACTCTAAACAAGCTTCTTCATAAGCAGAATACACATTACTAACGGTCAACTCAATATCAAGAACATCCCCGCCAAGCTTTTTAAAAGTGTAGGCAACTTGCTCGGCGGCGCCTGTGACAAAGTTACTATCAAAAAGAGGAGATTCCGTATTTACATAAATTGCAAAAGGATAATGTACTGCTCGCGCCGCTGAATCACTGAGAGCATTCCCACCGGAGGTTAAGGCGACAGTTCCAGTAGAAGGCAATATAACCTTGCTCATTGTGCTAGCGGGTGTTAAGGTAGGCTTAGCCATGCATATAATCTCCTATCTACTATAAGTAGTTTCTGCCAAAACAAAACCCCGCATGAAACAAATCATACGGGGCTTATAGTTAAATAAGTATATTAACTATTCGTCTTTCGCGGCTGCTTTCGCCTTAGGCGCTGCCTTTTTCTTGACTGGTGGCTTACGGGTTTGCTTGGGCTTTACCTCAACGGGTGTTGAGGGATCCAGAATACGACGAGCCTCTGTTTCTGCGGCTAAAATCTTAAGCCTGCCTTCTGCGGTCATGGGGCCATTAGCCATAACTTCTCCCTTAACTTGTTTTAGTTTGTCCAATGCCTTAAGGTAGAGATCTATGTTTGCTGTTTTTTTCTTGTCCATAATAGACTCCTTTGTAATGTAGTAATTAGTTCTATAAAAACAAAACCCCCAACCGGATGGGGAGGGGGCCTGTTTCAGCTATAAACTGATGTTCACCATTAAGCTATCGTTATATCAGCCGCGGTTGAGCAAACTGCGTGGACAAGCCACTGGCTACCGTCGCAAATGTACTCGACGAGCGCTCCGGGGTCTGTGCCATCAGCCATAGTGATATTCTCACCAGCGAGTGCAACGCCTGTTAAAGAGGTCTCAATGCCTACCACGCAGGACGACCCGTCGTCGGCATGGGCATTGATGACTATGGTGCCGCCGGCGTCGGCCGCTCCACTTTTGACAACTTTACACCACCAGCCATTACCTGCTTCAGCAATTGCTGGCAACACATATGTGGTAGTTCCACTTGCACCTGTGGCAATAAAAATAGTTCCGCAATGGGCAACAGTACCTGTTGTGGTTGCCGCGTTAGTTAGCGTGGCTACCTTCTTCCTATCCGCTGCGTATCTTCCGTTCTTAGACATATTAAAATCTCCTGTTTTTGATGGAGTCTTTGTGCCCATCTTCACTTGTAAATAGCTGTTTTTTGATGGAGTCTTTGTGCCCATCCACACTTATAAATAGTATCGTATCTTTGTAAAAGGACGTGTAGTGAAAAAAAAACCCACCCTCCGAAGAGAGTGGGTTTCATAGTCGCGGAGACTAACTAGCTATCAGCTAGCGCCAGACTCACCAAGGAGACCACGACAGATGACAAGACCGTACATATCAGGACGAACCATCTTCTTGGCGTACCGGGTCATGACACCCTTGCGAGGCACGAAGTCCTCAGTACCGAAGATGGTCGGCGTGACCTGTAGGGGCACGTAAGGAGCGTAGACATAGCCACTCTCAAGGAACGAGCCACCCTTACGACCAACGAGAACAACGTTCCGGGGGAAGTAGGGGTCAACGTACACGTCGAACTTCTTAGAGACAGCACCAACCTTGACCGCACCAGCAGTGCCACGATCAGCATCAGCCGTCACGGAAGCACGGAAGCCAGCGGTGAACTCCATGATGTTAGCAACTTCAGGTGAGGTCACAATGAAGTTTGCACCGCCACGTAGCGTCTTGCGGTGAATCTGAGCGGACACATCGTTGATGGTCTCAATCAGAGTCTCGTACCACTCGGAAACCGTACCGGTGAAGTCCGGAGCAGCCGAAGTTGCGCCAATCTCTGCACCAGTTGTGCGGTTCACGAAAAGACCGGGTGAACGTGACCAGTAGAACGTACCGGCCGTAGCGCCCTGAATAAGGTCGTTAAGGATCTCACGATCGATCTCAAGAGCAATCTGCTCAGAGAGGATGCTCGTAAGCTCAACCTCGGCATCAAGGTTGTGGTACGCGTTGAGGTCCTGACCAAGCTCAGGTGACCACTTGGCCTTGAGCTTCTTAGTGATGGCCGTAACAGCGATACTATCCACCTTGATGTCGATCTCGGGGATCTCGCTCTTACCAGCGGCAACACCCTCACGGCTGTTGTTACCGGTGCCAAAGCGAGGCTCCTCAAGGCCCCAAGTATCCTGACCAACGACGGAACCAATGGCGCCGCCACCGGTGAAGCCGTCAATAATTGGGAACGATAGAACCGTGCTGCCGCCGGGGTTACACGTTCCACTGTCTGCAAGGTAGTAGAAGGTAATGTAAGTTTCACCTGCTACGTGGTCTGCGTGACCAGACTTGACAAGTTCACCGCTTGAGTTACGATAGCCAACCTCTGTAAGTCGTCTTGCAACGGCTCCGTTGGTGAGGCCAAGAGCAGCGTCGGCGCCGCCCACTGAGGCTAGAATTTCAAAAGCACTGAGCAAATCAAAGTTAACTTTATCATCATCTGCGGCAGTCATAAAGACCTGAACAGAGTACACTCTCTTTGACGTAGCAGCGAGAATGTCTGGGTCATAACGAAGTGCCTTCTTTTGCGCTTCCGTTAGAGCCGAGACAGCAACACCGGCAGTTCCACCAAAGAAACTAGCGTTGTCGTTAATCTCGCCCGCTACCGTATCCGCTGGATCAGCATCGGCCGCATCTGTGAGAGCATGTGAGCCGGTTGGCGAAGCATAAGCGTTGGCAAGGTTGTAGAGACCACCACCGTTTTCAGTGATATCGGAGACACCACCGGTAATCTGGCTTGCGACGACGCCACCACCGTAAACGGAATCGCCGGCGTCAGGGCCGTTACGACCAGACTCGTAGGTAAAGTCGAGGAAGAAGATGAGACCACTAGGGAGACTCATCGGCTGAACGGAAACGAGGTCGTTGGCCAAAAGACCACCGAACACGCGCCGAACGAGCGGGAAAGCAACAGAGGCAAAGCCCTCAACGTCGCCTGCGGCCATGGAAGAAGCCTCCTTAAGAAGCTGCTTGGCCTGATTTTCGAGGAGACGGGCCATACCGTTGCGCTCGTTGTCGGCCGTTAGGCCTTCAAGGAGTCCGGTCTTCTCCCACTTAGAGAGAAGCGCATCGCCTTCCTTCTTGAGATCGCGATTTACGATCCCTTCAGTTAGTTTATCTAATACTGACATTTTAATCACCTCCTTTAGTATTATAATTTGGATTAT